TTACAGAGACTGTTTACAGCGCATCTACAAGCGCATCTAATCGTGGCAACGCACAGGTTGTGCGTGGTCGTATTCGCTCAGCATTGGAGATTTAAGAATGAATTTGAACTGTTGGATCGGAAGTGGACGTTTAACGAGAGACGCTGAACTTGGTCAGAGTCGCAAAGGAACTTCTATGAGTAAGTTCCGAATTGCCTCAAACGGCAGACGCGACGATGAAACCCTATTTATGAACGTCCTTTGTTTTGGTAAAATGGCTGAAACTCTAAACGACTTCCTCGTCAAGGGGAGACTGGTAGAGATTCAAGGTAAATTGAAGGTGGATGACTTTGAAGATGCAGAAGGACAACAAAAATATATTTTAGAAAGAGAAGATAAATTTTTCAAAACAAAAGTTGATTTACCATTATAATTTTGGTTATAAGATTATGCTTTCAGGATTGTTAGATACGATCTTTAAAAATAGTTATAATATTATCATTACCTTTACTGTTTCAAAGCACACCAACAAAAATATTAAAACTAAAAGTATTTGATAGTTTTATATCTACACCAGAACCAAGTGGTAATTTTGTAATTCTAAATATTACTGAAGATGATGTAGAGCGTGAAGGTGGTTATCCTTTGCCAAGAAAACGATTAGCCGAAATAAATATAGATTTAATTAGTAAAGGTGCTATAGGAGTTGGTTGGGCAATATCTTTTCCACAGGCTGACAGATTTGGTGGAGATATACATTTTAGCAGGTCTTTAGGATATGCACCATCTGTTATAGCTATGTTTGAAGATGGTAAAGGTAATTATCCAAAACCAACAGGAACAGTAGTGAAAGGTGAGGATAATGGTGGTATAGTAAGTTTGGGAGTTAAGGAAAACCTGAACACTCTTACAAATAATACATTGCAGGGTTTAGCCATTGCTCCCACCGAAGTAGACCAACTTGTAAGAAGAATACCTCTTTTAGTTAAAACACCAGATAATAATTGGATACCTAGTTTTGGTACACAAATATATAAATCTATCTTTGATGTTAAAACATACATTATAAAAACTAATGATAATGGTATAGAAGAAATATCAATTAGAGGAATACCACCAGTTAAAACAGATAGTCTTGGTCGTAAGTGGATTAGTTGGGTTGATACACCACAAACTGATTTACAAGAAATAAATGTTGCAGGTAAGTTTGTATTTATAGGTGTCACTGCTAATGGCGTGATGCCACAGATAGCTACCCCAGTTGGATTATTAGAACCACATAAGATACAAGCAGCTTTAGCAGAATCAATTTTAATACAAGACAGTCCTTATATACCTGATTGGTCATTAGCTGCTGAAATATTAATTCTAGTGATAACAGTAACTTTTGTCTGGTTATGTATAAATATTTTTGGAATGACGGCAGGAATAACATTGACCAGTCTATTATTCTTTTCAACAATATTTTTTGGACACTATCTAATACAGCGTGGAATCTTAATTGATGTAAGTTGGACTTTAATATCACAATTTATTACAGCTTCTATAGGTTTTTATCTTAGATTTAGAGAGCAATATAAATTAAGACAACAAGTTAAAAAACAATTTGGTAAATATCTTGACCCCAGAATGGTTAAAAAATTACAAGATAATCCAGACCTTTGTAAAGTAAATGGTAATAGAGTTGACTGTAGTATTATATTTACAGACCTAAGAGGATTTACTAGTTTATCTGAATCAGTAGAACCTGAAATGGTTACATACATTATGAATAATGTATTAGATGTACAAGTAAAAGCAGCTAATAAATATTTTGGATGTACTGATAAGTTTATTGGTGATGCAGGTATGTTTCATTGGAATACAATAATTCCACAAGATGACCATCATAATTTAGCTTTACAAGCAGCACTAGAAATAGAAAAGAATATAAATCAGTTAAATATAAAATTTAAAGAAGAAGGTATACCTGAGATAGCAATAGGTATTGGAGTTAATAGCGGTATTTGTATTGCAGGTAACTTTGGAGCTACTGATAGATTTGCATTTTCTCTTATAGGCGACCCATGTAATGTTGCTGCAAGGTTAGAATCAAGCACTAAAGTTGCAGGAGTAGGAACATTAATAGGCGAAGAAACTGCCAAAAAGTCTAAATTTAAGTTAAAATTATTAGAACCAATAGAGGTTAAAGGCAAGTCTAAACCATTACAGGTATATACATGGGGAAATGATGAGTAAAGTTTTAATTGGAATAATAGTAGTTTTAGTATTAAGTAGCTATTTGTTATGGAATGAAAACTCTAAACTCTCTGCTCTTAATCAAGCTTTTGAACTAAGAAATCAAGAACAAAAATTAGCAATAGAATCATTGCAAAATGATTTTACTTTGCAAACAGATAGTTTGTTACAAATTCAAAGTCGTAATCAAGAAATAGAACAAGAAATGTCAAGATACCTTGACATATTTAAACGACATAATTTGACAAAACTAGCATCAGCTAAACCTGGTCTTATTGAACCTCGTATTAACAAAGGAACTAAAGATGTATTTGATAGCATTGAAGAAGATAGTCGTAACATCGACAGTCTTGATGATGGCTTGCAGTTGCAGTCTGATACCAAGTAAACAACAGGTTGAAGTAATATCTAAACCTATAGAAAGAACTATAGTGCAGCCTATAATGCCAAGGGAAATAGATTTAAAAGACCCTTATTGGTATGTAGTATCAAATAAAAACATTGATGAATTTTTAGTACAAGTAGAAAAAGACCAAGGACAATTAGTATTTGTTGCTATGTCAGTCCCTGATTATGAGTTGATGGCATATAATATGCAGGAATTAAAGAGGTACATAAATGAACTTAAAGAAGTTGTCGTCTATTATAGAAAAGTTACTACAACAAAAGAGGAATAGCAGTATGAACATATCACAAGAAGGATTATCCTTAATTAAAAAATTTGAAGGGTGTGAGCTTGAAGCTTACAAATGTGCAGCAGGAGTTTTAACAATAGGATATGGCTCAACTAAAGGCGTAAAAGAAGGCGATACTATTACTCAAGAAGAAGCAGATAAATTACTTTTACATGAAATGAATGAATACGAAGGTTATATAAATGATGCAGTTACTGTTGATTTAAAACAAAATCAATTTGATGCATTAGTATCTTGGGTATTTAATCTAGGACCAGCTAATTTAAAAGCTTCTACTATGCTTAAAGTTTTAAATAATAAAGAATATGATGATGTTCCAGCACAAATTAAAAGATGGAATAAAGCAGGCGGTAAGGTTTTACAAGGACTTATCAGAAGAAGAGAAGCAGAAGCTTTACTTTTTGAAGGTAAAGAATGGCACGAGGTATAAATAATGCCACTAAGAAAATATGTATTTAAACCAGGTGTAAACAAAGAAGGTACTAATTATAGTAATGAAGGTGGTTGGTTTGATGCAGATAAAGTTAGATTTAGAAAAGGCAGACCTGAAAGAATAGGCGGATGGGAAAAACAAAGCACAAATAGTTTTATAGGCACTTGTAGAAAAATATATCCATACAAAACTTCTGTAGGAACAAACTATATAACTCTAGGAACACATCAAAAATTTTATGTATTAGAAGGAGATACTTATAATGATGTTACCCCCATACGAGAGACAGCGACTAATGCTGTTACTTTTTCTGCTACTGATGGCAGCTCTACTATAACAGCAACTGATACTGACCATGGAGCAGTTTCTGGTGATTTTGTTACATTTAGTCAAGCAGTAAGTTTAGGTGGTAATATAACAGCAGCAGTTTTAAATCGAGAATATCAAATAGATTTAGTTCTTACTGCTAATACATACACATTTACAGCTACAGCTACAGCTAATTCTAGTGATACTGGTAATGGCGGTGCTGGTGTAGATGGAGCTTATCAATTAAATTCTGGATTAGATGTATATGTTCAATCTACAGGTTGGGGTGCAGGAACATGGGGTGCAGGTTCTTGGGGTTCTACAAGTAATTTAACATCAAGTAATCAATTAAGATTATGGTCAATAGATAATTTTGGTGATGATATTATATTAAATCCTAGAGCAGGCGGTATTTATTATTGGGATGAATCTGCTGGTGCTGATACAAGAGCAGTTAATGCTACAAGTTTAGGTGGTGCTAGCAATGTGCCAACAAAAACATTTCAAATTATGCTTTCAGATGTAGACAAACACGTTATAGCTTTTGGCTGTAATCCTATAGGTTCTTCTAATTTAGACCCTTTATTAGTTAGATTTTCAGATACAGAAAGTATTACTGATTGGACACCAACAGCAACCAATCAAGCTGGTGGAGTACAGTTATCAATGGGTTCTACAATAGTAGGAGCTTTAAGAACAAGACAAGAAATCCTTATATGGACTGATGTAGGCATAGTTTCTATGAGATTTGTAGGTGCACCATTTGTATTTTCATTTAATGAAGTTGCTAATGGTCCATCTTTAATATCTCCTAATGCAGCAGTTAATGCTAATAACCAAGTTTATTTTATGGACAATGGTGGATTTTATACATATGCAGGTAGTGCTCAAAGATTGCCATGTACTGTATTAGACTATGTATTAAGTGACTTAAATCAAGGTCAAGCATTTAAAGTGTTTGGTGCAGTTAATAACATTGCTAATGAAATTATGTGGTTCTATCCATCAGGAAATAGTTTAGAAGTAGATAAATATGTAATGTATAACTATTTAGAACAAGTTTGGTCTATTGGCACTACAACAGATGATTTTGTTAGAACTGCATGGGATGAAGCTCACATATTAAATAATCCTATAGCAGCTAGTAAAAATAGTAGTACAAATAATAATAACTATTTGTTTGCACATGAAGTAGGACATGGTAATGATGGCAGTGACTTTACTGCATATATTGAATCAAGTGATTTTGATTTAGACCCAGATGGAGAAAAATATATGGCGGTAAATAAAATAATACCTGATATAGAATTTAGGGACCAACAATCTACTACAGATGATGTAACAATAACAATTAAAGGTAGAGATTATCCATTGCAAGATTTATCTACTTTATCAACAGTATCAGTAACTCCAAACTCTACATTTACAAATACTAGAGCAAGAAGCAGGCAATGTGCTATCAAAGTATCTAACTCATCTGCTGATTATGGGTGGAGACTAGGTGATTTAAGGTTAGATATAAGACCAGATGGTAAAAGATAATGGCAAATCCTAAATCAATAGCATTACCTTTAGCACAACAAGAATATAATTCTACAGATGAAACAGTTACAAGAAGAATTATAGAACAAGCAGTACAAGATTTAGCTATAGAAATAGATAAATTACAAAAAATGCAAAGTGTTGTAGCAAGTAAAAGTATTAAAAGACATCAATTTTTATTAATGGGGATGACTAGTGGCTGATAATTTAAAAGTATTAGGTCAATTAGACCCTGCAGCAACAACAGTTACTACACTTTATACTGTGCCTGATATGACACAAACCACAGTTAGTTCTATTGTTGCAGCAAATAGAACAGGTTCAGCAATAACATTTAGATTAAGTGTTCATGTAGCTGGAGCTTCTGCTGATGATAAACAGTATTTATATTACGATAAATCAGTAGCAGCAAACGATTCCCTAACCATAGTAATTGGGATAACATTAAATCAAACAGATGTAGTAAAAGTTTATACAAGTGCAGTAGACATGAGTTTTAATATGTTTGGCTGTGAAACAACAGAGGAAGATAGATAATGGACATTCAACAACAAACTAAAAATGTAGCAGCTCAAGGTCGTTTTGGCGATTCTATGCTTCTTCATGTTAATCCTGCTGAAGTAAAAGGACTAGCTTCTGCTGTTCCTTTAACTATAAATCCAGAAACAGGACAACCAGAAGCTTTTTTACCTTTCTTAGCACCATTATTAGGTAGTGCACTAGCACCTTCATTGCTTGGTGCAATGGGTGTTACTGGTTTATCAGCAGGAGCTATGGCAGGTATAGGAGCAGGTTTAGCTACATATGCACAAACAGGTGGCTCTGGTAGTAAAGCATTATTATCTGGTCTTACAGCAGGATTAGGTACAAGTGCTTTAAGTGGTGGTGCAGAAACTGCAGTAGGTGCAGATGCAGCAACACAAGCAGCAACTGATGCAGCTAATGGAACCTTAGCTGAACTTCAATCTTTATCAGAAGCAGGCAACCAGTGGGCTACTATATACCTACAAATAATGGGAATAAGTCAATCATTCTCAGAAATTAAAACAGCAGTAGATAATATGGCTACTTCAGAACAAGTTCAAGCAATTGCAGAACAATTACAAGATATGTCAACCGACCTAACTCTATCAATTCAAGGAAGTGATGTTGATGGAGATGGAATTATTCATTCAGAAGATAAATGTCCATTATTAGCAGGACCGGAATCTAACGAAGGATGCCCAGAAGGTAATTAAAAATAGAATATGAAAGATTTATTAAAAAACGTTAAAGCACAAATAACAGCAGGTGTAGCTGTCATATTAACTACATTAGGAACTGTATTCTCAGATAAAGTAGAAGAGTTCTTTGGAGTAGAAAGTGATGACGGTATTGCAGTAGAGCAGAAACAAGAAGTAAATGTAGAAGGTCCTACTATCAACATAACGATTCCTGAACAACAAAGAGATACTGTGGTTAAAAAGGTTTACATAAAAGCTGAACCTAAAAAAACAGCTACAGAAAAACGTAAAGACGAAATAGACTGGTAATGAAAAAGTATTTAGTATTTATTTTTCTACTGCTTACAAGTTGCCACCCTATTCTGTATAGCCAGACAATTGGTAAAACTACAACAGAGGATTATCAAGCAGAATTTGAAAAACAAGCATCTATATATTCTATTCCGGAATATAACGGTGACCCGGTTCCTGTTGCTTTATTAAATATAGGGATAACAGAAGACGTTTTAAATATGTATCCTGAACTTAGAGACTTTAGAGTTGGTTTAGGATTAACAAATATAACAGTTGCATTTTTAGACGAAACATTTAGATTTGAATTCGTTGAAACAAGAGATGAGATTAAAGACAGAATGGTTACACAGTATAAAGCATCTCAGAAAGGTTTTACTTCAAACGACATAGACATTAAAGGTAAGATTACTCTTGCTAAATATTTTGTCTATATAGAAGTTTATGATTTTTCTATCTCAGAAGATGAGACAATCAATCTTAAAGATGGTATAAAAAATACTTTAGTAACACGTTTAGGGATGCAAGTAAGAGCCGTTGATGCAGAGACAGGTCTGTATATGACAGGTTCTGGATTAGGTAAGGCAACTACAACTAGAGAATTAACTTTTCTTAATGATGACAACTTAGAAGAAGTTGCATTTAATCAATCATCGATTGGGGTTAGTACAAGAAAAGCTCTAGAAACAGCTGTAGCAAAAATTGTTAAACGAATGTTACGTAAAGGTATTTTTGATCATTAATGAAAAAATTATTACTAAGTTTATTATTACCAACCCTATTATTAGGCCAACAATCAGACCCTACATTTGTAAACACAGTTGCAAATGATGGACAAAACGCTATAACGTATAAATCATTTAAGATTAATGATTACGCATCAAATGGAGGTCAAGCAGAATATAATGCTCACCCAGCTTCATCCGCTGATTTTGATGCTATGTTTGATTACGCAAATAAAAATACTACTACTTGGACACACCAAGGAAGAGATACAGCAACCAAAGCATTTACTTGGCCTTGGTCTAATATCTTACCAAGACATGCTAATGAAAACTTCGGTTGGATTATAGAAGGATACTTCGTCCCTCCAACATCAGGTACTTATTCATTTCAATTATCTTCAGATGATAGAAGTGATTTTTGGTTTGATGCAAATGACGACGGTACTATAACTAACACAGGAATAGGATTAGGTAATGGTACAAGAACAGTTGATATAACCGGTTTAACCGCAGATGTATCATATAAGTTTAGAGTTAGATATGAACAAGGAGTTGGGGGAGCTAATTTATACCTTAAATGGAAATCACCAGAAGATACAGCAGCAGGAGCAGCATATGCTTTTAACGGTAATACTATATGGAGTATAGATGCAGATGATTATGTTGAACCTATTACTTATAATGTTACTTATAATTTTCATTCTAATATAACTCCATCAAATTTTGGAATAAATACATACTATCAGTCTGGAACAAATGAAGTTACTCAAAATAGCAATTCATCAACAATTACTCCAAACTCAAATGGTAGTGTTGATATATCAAATCAAATTGATGAAACATTAGTCGGTAATGGTAAATATGATATTACAGCAACACCAGGTTCAGTAGAATGGGTTGTAATATATGCACCAATGGTAACAAACAAATACAGATATAGAATTGGTTTAGATGTTAGAGAGTTTCCAAATGGTGTTGGTTTGAGTGATATAAATAATGTAGAACTATTAGATTTAGTAGATACAGATGGTACATCAACTTATGATGGAAGTACATATGATAATTACTGGCTATCAACAACATCAGACCAATATTGGAATCACATCAATTATTATACTTGGAGTCCAATTCCTTATTCATCATCAAATTATTCATCAAATATAAGAGCGATGAATTATGGAAATTACGCTTTAAAGGTAGACTTAAACTTTACAGAAACACAAGGATATAAAACTCAATATGCCGTTTTTAATGAACCTTCATCTACATATTTAACATCATTAGCACAATCTGTTATAACTGTAGCAGATGTTTATTTAGCATTTCAAGAGTTAACAGATAGAGGTATTAATAACAATCAATCAGGTAATAAATTTACCCACGGTATTCAATATGCAAATGCTAATCTGGATAGAGATGGTGATTTCGATTTTGATGACACTTATTTAATGTTAGATTGGTTGAATGGAGGTACGGCATTTAACACAAGCGGTCTATCTTCAATAATGAGATTAATAGAAACCACAGAGTATAATAGTGTTGCTTCTTCTGCCGTTGGTAATTATACTACTCAGACTATGTATCCTTTATCTTTAGTTAACGGTACAAAATCTTATTCTAAAAATATAACTGTTAGTTGGTTAGGAGATGTTAATATGTCTCATTCACCAACACCAACTAATAATTTAACTATAACAGGTGCACCTCCTCCAATGTACATGACATCACAGCCAATGTTAATAGACTTGTATAGTGTATCAGAAATTAAAAATGATAAACTACATGTAACAGTTAGATCTACTAATGCAGGTTTATCAATTGGTGCTCTACAATTAAAATTAATTTATAATAAAGAAATACTAACACTTGATAGTCATGATTTCAATTCAGGGGGTACAAACTTTATAAATGATAAAGATGGAAGTATAAGTTTTGGTTCATTAAAAACCACTGAAGGTAGTTTAAATAATCAAACCATATATGAATTTATATTTGATACAAAAGATAAAACAGGTTCACTAGGATTAACTTTACTTAAACCAGTAGAGGCTGTAACAACTAATAACGAACAAGTATTTATTCAACTACAATGAAAAAATTTATAGTCATATTATCTCTTTTACTTATTAGTTGTCAAAAAGACTATATAGATGAAACTACTATACCTTCTTTCTTTGACAAAGATAATCAAGAACTAAGTACTAATCAAAGTATAGATTTTATATTACCTAATGATGGTATTTATTTTTTATTATTTGTTGATTTACAAGGTGATTTAATAGCAAGAGAAAGATTTACCGGTATTGAAGGACTAAATACAAGAACAATTTACGTTGGTTTATTAGAACAAGATGAAATATATTTAATGTTATATAACGGTAATGATAATAAACTACAGGAGGTAAAGTTAAAACTTAACTAATGAGAAAGATTTTAGTTATATTAGCGTTTCTATTTTCATCAAGTTTGTTTTCCCAAACATTGATTCAAACCTATGTTGATAGGTGTACAGGAGCCGTTCAAGTATTCTCAGTACCTATGAATGGTTCTACTGTTGTAACTTTTTATAATAAGTCTAGAGCATTTTCCTATCAAGAATTCCAAAATGGTACTTTACAAGCTTGGTTAGAAGAAACTTGGTTATGGTGGCAAGCACTATCACCTTGTTCTACAGCAACTACTAATGTAACAAATACAACAACACAGACTACAGAAACAGTTAACCAAGCTACTGAAGCTGCTGCTAATGCAACTAATGTAGCTAATCAAGTAAATGTCCCTGACACAACCGTACCAGATACTTCAATACCAGACACAAGTATACCAGATACATCAGTACCGGATACTTCTGTTCCAGATACATCTGTTCCGGATACTTCTACTCCTGATACAAGTGTGCCTGATACTTCAACACCTGATACAAGCACACCGGATACATCAACTCCTGATACTTCAACTCCAGATACATCTACAGATACAAGCACACCAGATACTTCAACCGATACAAGTACACCAGATACCTCATCTGATACGTCTACATCAACTGAAACAGAAGTAGCTGATACGTCTACTGACACTACGACTGAAACAGAAACTACAGACACATCTACAGAAACAGATACAACTGAGACTACTGAAACAGAAACTACTGAAACAACAGAGACTGAATCAACTGAAACAGAGTCTACAGAAACGGAATCAACTGAAACAGAATCATCAGAATCAGAAAGTACAGAAAGCGAATCAACAGAATCTGAATCATCAGAAAGCGAATCAGAGAGTACTGAAAGTGAATCAGATGATAGTACTGAAAGTGAAAGCGAATCAGAGAGTGAATCAGAAAGTGAGAGCGAATCAGATGAAAGTACAGAAGAAGAATCTACAGAGGAGGAATCCACTGAAGAAGAGTCAACCGAAGAAGAATCCGAAAACGAAGAATCAGATGAAGAACAATCAGAAGAAGAGTCAGAAGAAGAATCAGAATCAGAAGAAGAATCTGACGAGGAGTCAGAAGAAGACAGTGAAGAAGAATCAGATGAAGAGGAGTCTGACGAAGAAGAATCTGATGAAGAGGAAGAAGAAAGTGATGAAGAGGAAAGCAGCGACGAGGACTCAGAGGAGGAAGATGAGAAGAGAGAAAAAAGACAGTTTGCTCCACCTGTTATCATGTCAAATGTTCTAGCACAACAATCACCTACTGGTGAATATAATATGGCTGCTATGGTTGGTTATAGTCAATCAACATTAATAGGTACAGAATCATTTGGTGCTAACTTAATGGTGTATGATAATCTAGAACAGTTTATGCTTAATTTAAGTTATACTAAAGTAAATATTAATGATGAAGGAAGAGCTAATAGAGTCTATTCATTAGGTCTAGGAGGAAGTAAAATGTTTACAACCTACATGGGTAACATCAATAATAGTTTTATTTGGTTAGGAGAAAAAGGATCAGTTAAAGGGATAGCATTTGGAACATCATTTTCATCATTCGAATTAGATGTAAGAGAAGGTGTTGTATATTTTGAAGATGTATTATTAAGTAACTCACTAACTGGATTTATTACAAAACCATACAAATGGAATGAAAGACTAACCATCAGTCCAATGCTAGCTATATCAAGCCCATTCTTCTCGATGAGTATGAGTAATTATGATACTACTTGGAACACAGATGTAATGGCTATTGGAGGTATGAACTTCAATTATATGTTTACTAAACGTTTTGGTCTTACATTAGGAACAACTGTTATTGAATCTACTATACCAAACTTCCCAACTCTCACTAATTTTATGTTAGGCGGTAGATTCTCTTTCTAGAAACTATTTATATACATGGAAGAAGAAGCTAAAAAGACATTACACCCAGCTGATACTAACGGTGACGGTAAAGTATCTAAAGAAGAACATGCTATGTATCTTGAGTTTAAAAGAAAAGAACTCGATGATCAAGATGCGATGAGAGATGCTCAACGTAAAATGGCATGGTTTGCCTTATTTGGTATGTTATTATATCCATTTGCAGTAGTACTTGCTAACCTTATAGGTTTAGATCAAGCATCTACTATACTTGGTGATATGGCAGCAACATACTTTGTATCAGTAGCAGCAATA